TAGTGATGCACAGACTCTAAGTATAGTAGGAGATCAACTGACTATATCAAACGGTAATACAGTTACTGTCCCGACAGGTTCTGATACAACATATACAGAAGGAACAGGTATCGATATTACTAATGAAGTTATTACGAATACAGCCCCTGATCAGGAAGTAACACTAACTCAAGGAGGTGCAACTACTATTACAGGTACCTACCCTAACTTTACTATTAGCTCCACAGATACAGATACAACTTATACAAATTTAAGTGAATTTACAAACGATGTAGGGTACATTACATCATCAATAGGAACGTTATATACAGCAGGCACAGGTTTAACTCTGACAGGTACAGAATTTAGTTTAACTGAACCTCATTTTAGTGGTAACTATAATGACTTAACTAACCAACCTACTATACCTACTGTTCCAACAAATGTAAGTGCGTTTACAAACGATGTAGGATATATCACTTCATCTTTAGGGACATTATACACTGCAGGTACAGGTTTAACACTAACAGGTACAGAGTTCAGTTTAACTGATCCTCACTTTGACGGTGATTATACCAGCTTAACTAACCAACCTACTATACCCACAGTACCTACAAATGTTAGTGCCTTTACAAACGACATAGGGTACATAACTTCTTCTGTAGGAACATTGTATACAGCAGGTACAGGATTAACTTTATCAGGTGCTGAATTTAGCTTAACTGATCCTCATTTTAGCGGTAATTACAACGACCTTACTAATAAACCTACAGTAGGACTTTCTTTGGTAACAAATAGTTTAACATTAACTAAGTTAGACGGAACAACAGACATTGTTGATTTAACTCCTTATTTAGATGAAGATGCTAGAGCAATAGAAAGCGGTACCCTAGACAGTATAACCGGTATTGTAACCTTTACTAGAGATGATGCTTCTACTTTTACTTTAGATCTATCAGACCTTTTGGACGATACAAACTTGGTCACATCTGTAAATGGATTTAATGGTGTAGTAACACTAACAACTGATGATGTACCCGAAGGAGCTACAAACCTTTACGATAAACCAGTTTCTATTACTGGCCAGAATATTACCATAAACGGAACCTACCCTAACTTTCAGTTAACAGGGTCTAACGGTTCAGTAACTTCTGTTAATGGGCAGACAGGAGATGTCACACTTACATTATTTGACGGAGATTATAATAGCCTAAGTAGTTTACCTATATTATTTGACGGTGATTATAATAGCTTAACTAACCAACCTACTATACCCACAGTACCTACAAATGTTAGTGCCTTTACAAACGATGCAGGGTACATAACAGGGTTTACCGAAATTGACACCTTAGCTACAGTAGTAGCAAGAGGTAGTACTACTCCTAACTCTATTACAGCAGCTAACTTTATAACTACTTCTGATAGGAGATTAAAATCAGATATAGAACCATTAAAAGACGGTTTGGATACAATCAAAAAATTCGTATCTTACGAGTATACAAAAGGAGGAGTTCAAGATGCTGGTTTTATGGCTCAAGAAGTTCAAGAAGCCATTCCATATGCAATCGCAGAAGGAGAAGATGGATTCTTAACAATGAGAGATAGACCAGTACTTGCCTATATGCACAAAGCAATATTAGAATTAGAAGCAAGACTTGCAGCTATAGAAGAAAAATTACAGTAATAAAATGGCAGTACCTACGTCCGGTAATTTTGAAATGTTTGGCACCGGTAGTAATACTACTATCGCAGGTGCTATGCACAATACTGGAGATAATGTAACCGGTATAGAAAATTTTAATGACCTAAAAGCAGCAGCTAATTCAGGAAAGTTTAACTTTACCTATGCAGGAGAAATACAATTCCCAGACCTAGATATATCAGCTTCTTTACAATTTAGAGGCTACCCAGTCGACCCAGGTAACTGCAGGGCTATATGGGTAGATGACACAGTCAATCAGAGTAGGTACGGTGCAAGATTTAGACTACCTAGCGGACAGGAAAAAAACACCTTATACGGTAGCTTATTCGGCTCACCGTATACATACGGAGGAAATAGCGGTACAGTCTATAATGTGTGTTCTACTTTAGTCCCTTCTACATGGGATAGTGTAACTCAAACCATAGTAGATTTAGGAAACCTAGTTGTAGATTTTGTAGATGGAGGATCATGTTATGTAAATGGTGAATGTGAATGGATTGAACCTACTCCAACACCAACACCAACTAGTACACCAACACCAACACCTACCTCTACTCCAACACCAACACCAACTAGTACACCAACACCAACACCGGTAACATACTATTACCAACTAGCACATTGTAATGATGGACCAAGTAATTCTATATATGTATTTAGTGTAGGTACTCAAATAACAAACGGAGAGGCATTTAGCTACTTTGGCAACTGTTATGAGTATTATGATGTGGATCTTGGTCAAACAGGAACTATTAACTTAGCAGGATTAAGTACTTGTGCATGCCCAACTCCAACACCAACACCAACCTCTACACCGGTACCTGCACCAACTAGTACACCAACACCAACACCGGTAACATATTACTACCAACTATCACATTGTACCGACGGGCCAAGTAACTCAATATACGTATACAGTGTAGGAACACAAATAACCAATGGAGATTCATTTAGTTACTTTAGTAACTGTTATGAATACTACGATGTAGATCTTGGTCAAACAGGAACTATTAACTTAGCAGGATTAAGTACCTGTGTATGTGCAACACCAACTCCAACACCAACACCAACCTCTACACCGGTACCTGCACCAACTAGTACACCAACACCAACACCAACACCAACACCGGTAACATATTACTACCAATTGGCACACTGTACTGATGGACCAAGTAACTCTATATATGTATACAGTGTAGGTAATCAAATAACAAATGGAGATTCATTTAGTTACTTTAGTAGCTGTTATGAGTATTATGATGTAGATCTTGGTCAAACAGGAACTATTAACTTAGCAGGATTAAGTACTTGTGTATGTGCAACACCAACCTCTACACCGGTACCTGCACCAACTAGTACACCAACACCAACACCGATACCAGGTTGTTTTACATATAGTATTCAAAATAATGACTTAAGTCAAAACTTAACATTCCAATACAAGACTTGTGAAGGAACATGGGTTTACGACAATGTAGTACTAGCAGATTCAGGTACACCAGATTTCTGTGCTGAAGAAGGAAGTGTAAGTAGACAAAGCGGAACATTTAGTTGGGTACTAACAACAGAGGCAACAACCTGTACTGTAACTACACCAACACCAACACCAACCTCTACACCGGTACCTGCACCAACTAGTACACCAACACCAACCTCTGCTTGCCCAACTGAAACATTAGGAGATGGGCCTACAAGTAATGATGCATGTAGCGATTTTACAGCAGGAACAGGGACAGTGAGGTATTTAGACGGACCATTCCCATTCGCTTCGGTAATTTATAGAAACCCAGACTGTACAGGAAACGCAGCAGCAGGATACTACTCAGATGGAAATGCATGGAGATATTGGAATGGTTCTATCTTTACTGGGTTAAATGGTTTATGTCCTACTTACTAAAAATTAAAATAAAATGTGGTTATACAATACAAATTTAGTTACAGAGATTTCAGACATGCCCGTAAACACTTACGGGTTTATATACGAAGTCTTACATATACCTACCGGTAAAAAATACATCGGTAAGAAAGTTTTATATTTTGAAAGAAATAAAAGACTTGGTAAAAAAGAATTAGAAGAGTTACGATTAGAAAGAAAAGAAAACGGAATAGGAGGTAGAACTCCTTTGAAGAAAAAAGTAATAACAGAATCAGATTGGAAGACATATTACGGTTCTCATCTTGATATTAAGAAGATATTAAAAGAAGATGGACCAGAAAGTTTTAAAAGAACCATTCTAGAATATGTACCTAATAAGAAGCTTCTAACATATTATGAGTGTAAATACCTATTTATAAAAGAGGTACTAGAAAATCGAGATAACTATATAAACGATAACATTCTCGGTAAATTCTACAGAAAAGATTTTAACCTATGATTAAATTAAAAGACGTAATCGGATACCCATCACTTCAATACCACTTAGACAATGGTCTCTCTTTACATGAACATGTCTACCGTTATTCTAGCGATGCCTTTGTTAATCTATTTAAAGAAGCAAGGGAAGCTCTTAGCAACGAGGAAATAGAGCTATCTGAAGAGGATCAAGAATTACTAGAAACAACAGATATAGGAGAATATGGAGACTATAATGGTATGAAAGTACCTTTAGATCTTCCAATGGTATCTTCTAAATATAATCCATTATTTGAAATCGGATCATATATTGATGAGATGATGGAGAATGAAGACCTTTTAGATGAAGGAGCTACTCTAGAGGGTATGATCGACTTTGACGAAATAAAAGAACTTTGTGATTCAATCGGAGTTAATATTAATATGGAGCAGTTTAGAAAAGCTGTTAAACACAACAATGAGAATTTAGACTACAACGGCTTTGATATGATTAAAGCCTCAGTAGATTATATTCCAGAAGCCGAATACAAAGGAAAAAAAGTACAATTAAATAAACCAAAAAGAGGAGGATCTAAAAAGTTCTACGTTTATGTTAAGAACCCTAAAACAGGAAACGTAAAGAAAGTATCTTTTGGTGATACCGGATTATCGGTTAAGTTTAAACAAAAAGGAGCGAGAGCTTCATTTGCAGCAAGACATAAATGTGCTGCTAAAAAAGACAAAACAAAAGCAGGATACTGGTCTTGTAATATTGGACGTTATTGGAAAAGCCTTGGAGGATCATCAAACTTTAGCGGATACTGGTAGACCGTACACTCAGGAAACCAAAGACGGGTATATAATCAGAGAGTTTTCTGATAAAACTTCTTCTATGGAATTTGTTTGGCATAGAGATAGAGAAGATAGAGTTATAGAACCTCTACATAAAACTGATTGGAAATTTCAACTAGATAACGAAGTACCAAAGGAATTAAATCGTATATTTATAAAAGCAGGAACCTATCATAGGTTGATTAAGGGTACTGGTGACTTAAAGCTTAAGCTTATAAAACTATAATGATCTGTCAAGAAAAGTTATATTCTAAGAAAGAATGTACAGATATAATTAAATACTCTGGAACCTATACAGATACTGATAATTACTTTAAAGGAAATCATTTTATATTAGAACAGAATAAAATTAATTTTTTAAATAATCCAACTTCGTATAAGGTTTTTGTTATTCCTAGAAATTCAAAAACAGATTGGATGTTTAGTAAAATTCTTACATGGTTTAAAAGTATTAATCAAATCCCAAAAGGATTTATTGAAGATGTAACCAGTTGCACACTACACAGGTACAGTGTAGGAGATGAATTCACACTTCATGTAGACGTTAATACAAGTTGTCCGGATAGGGTGTATAATTTAGGTATACAACTAAACAGTGACTATACTGGAGGAGAGTATATATGTATCGATAAAACTGATAACGAAGTCATACTAAACAAAGAAACCGGAACTGCTGTTGGATACAGCTGTAATGTACCACATAAAATAAATAAAATAACAAGAGGAGAAAGATGGTCTATTGTTATGCCAATTAATATTACTAAAGGAGCTAGAAGACAGACAAGTACAGTTTTGTAAAAACTAGTTAAAGCACAACTATTTATAAAAACAAATTAATACCGTAAGAGGTAAAAAACTAACATTAAAAATTAAAGAATAGTGGCTAAAGTTATTTCAACCGGAGGAGCGTTTCAAAAAAGTAAAACATCTCGTCCAGGAGTTCATTCAAAATCAAAAACATCAAAGCTAAAAAGTTCTAAACTTTACAAGAAGCTTTCTAAAGGACAAGGATAATGAAACTAATAAAAGTACTACTTAACGAAAGTGACTCAGGAGATCAGCTCGCTATGGGTATCTATAAAGCTATTGATAATATAGATCCTAACCTTAATTATAGAGATTTCGCTTCTGCCGTAGCTACCGTTATTAAAAATGAATACGGTACTCACAATATCGAACCTTTTATGAAAGAATTACATTCTCATTTAGGTTTATCTGAAATTGAAGAAGGAGCAAATGACAACCTAGAAGTAGAGATTAGTTATACTAACTACGGTAACCTTTATGCTATAAAGTTCAACGGTGAAAAACAAAGAGGGGTAGACGAACAAAAAGCAATAGAGTATTTAGAAAATACTGCTAACATGAAGCTTCCAAGTAATGGTTATGATTCTGAAGCTTTAAATAAATTCACAGATGCACTAAAAGCCCAAGGAATAGAGGCAAGTACATCTGAAATGGACGTAGACTAAACTTTATGAAACTAGCCAGAATACTATTATCAGAAATATTACAATCTACCCCAGAATTCGATAGGGAGATAGATAAGATAGTAGATATGGGCGGAACACACCTTGGTGCTGGAGATTACGGTTCTGCGTACCTATTAAACGGAAAAGCAGTTAAGGTAACTACTGATGAGGTAGAATTAGAACACGCACAGATACTTAAAGGTAAAAAGACTAACAATTTTGTTTACATATACGATGTCAAGGTATTAAATACTAAACTCGGTATTATAGAAATGGAAGTTTTAGGTAGATTCAAAGGAGAAGTTCCTGATGAATTTAAAGATGCTACTGAAGCAGAAGCCGAAAGATTCGGTATAGACCCGGACGAATTAGACTTTACCGGTGATAATGTAATGGTTCACCCAAAGTCCGGTAAATTAAAAATGATTGACGTTTAGTTGGTAGTTTAAATAATAGTTCTTATCTTAGTATATAAGTTACGGACGAATTATGGACTATACATTTTTATTAGGATCC